AAAAAAAAGGTTATGCAGGCGGATTGATGCTTGAGGCGCCGACTGGTGCGTTCCGTTCCGTGAAAGATGCTCAGGAGTTTCTTGAGGCGTTCAAAAAAAATCACGAAGGGGCCGACAACGCTGGAACGATTGGGATGCTTCGGGAAGGCATCAAGGCGAACATGATGGCGATGAGCAACACAGATGCTCAGTTCATCGAACAAAGGAAGTTTCAGCGTGAAGACGCTGCGCTGTGGTTTGTGATGCAATCCATTCTTGGCGACTCAACAGGCAATTCGTACGCATCGTTGGAGCAGAAAAACCTTGCCCAACGGATGGAATGCCTTGCGCCGTGGTCAACAAAGATTGAAGAAGAAAGCGATCTGAAACTACTGACACAATCCGAACGGCAGCGAGGCTACTATCACAAGTTCAACGATGGGGCTTTGCTGCGAACTGAAAAGAAAGCAACGATGGAATTTGTATCGGCTGGAATCGCGGCAAGAGTTCTTAGTCCAAACGAAGGCCGATCATACTTCGATTTGAATCCATACGATGGCGGCGACAAGTACGAGAACCCGAACACGATCGCGAAGACAACTCCAGCGGCAACACCGGCAGACAATCCAAAGCCTGATCCCGCTCCGCAGAACGCAGCGATAAAGTCGCGAATCGATCACATGATCGAAGTCGAATGCAAGAAAGTAGCCGAGTCAGCGACGCGAGCGACAGCGAACGGACTGAACTTCCTACAGTGGGTGGATAATTTCTACGATACAAACTGGCAGCCGAAACTCGAATCAGTGTTTACTGAATTGGGGCTTGAAGATTCACGGGCGTCCGCGTGGTGCCATGAATCGAAGCAAAGACTACTGAGCTGCTGTGATTATTCGACCGTGGAAACACTGCCGAAAAACGTGGCGGATTGTGTTTTTTCATGGAAAATCAGGGAATACTGAGAGGAAACCGCAAATGTTTGCATTCGATCTGAAGAAGTCTGAAATCTACATCTACGACGTAATCGGAGATCCTGATTTCGGCATGGTGGGGGCGATGCAAGTCATCGACGCTCTCAAGCAAATGGAGGGCAAGCGGGCCACCGTCAGGATCAACACGCCTGGCGGATCAGTCGATGAGGGTATCGCAATTTACAACGCAATGACGCGGCATCCTGGCGGCGTGGACACGGTCGTTGATGGCATTGCAGCCTCAATGGGCAGTTATCTGATGCTGGCCGGTGAGTCGCGAACCATATCGAAAAATTCGATGGTGATGATCCACAATCCAATGACGATCGCATGGGGCAACGCGATTGAACTGCGAAAGACAGCGGATATTCTCGACAAGTATTTGGAGCGAATGCTGCCTGACTACGCTGCGAAGACTGGCAAGACAGAAAGCGAACTGCGGCCACTGCTGGACGCTGAGACGTGGTACGTCGGACAGGAAATCATCGACAACGGGTTCGCGATGTCAATGGACGACAGCGACGGCAAAGACCCCATGATGAAGGGGCTGAAGACGATTGCGGCAAAATCCATCGCGGCGGGTTTGGCTCCGAATGCACTGTTCAAAAAACGGATTGCGGCGATCGGTAAATCGATTGACGCACATCCGAAGCTGACGGCGGCACGGGTGGCATTAATGCAATTACAATCTGAGGAAGGGTGAGTTATTCGATGAGTGAGAACATATTTGAAAAAGACTTCACTCCGCAATGTCAGCATCTGGCGTGGCTGGTGGAACATCTTGACGGGTGGCAATTCGGAGAGCAGGGGTTGATTCCGGCGATTCTGAAAGCGTTGAGGCTATCCAAGGGATTTTGTATAGAATTTGGGGCAGGTGACGGCGTTTCATTACCGATCACGATCGCCGAAATGTATAGACAAGATCCGCTGGCGTGCGTATTGGTGGAAATTGACGAATCAAGACGCGAATCGCTTCGCAGTTTGTATCCACTTGCAACGATTCTGAATACACTGAACTGGGACATAAAGTACATCGATGAATCGAATGTTGTTGTGATCGACATCGACGGATCTGATTCTGTCGTCATGCGTGAGATGCTGCAAGCTGGCGTCCGTCCTGCGTTGCTGGTCGTTGAGCACTTCGACCGGCATTACCCGATCGCGACGTCGTTTCCTGATCCGATTCCACAATGGATGCTCGGCATAAAACTTGAAAGCGGACACGCGATCCAAGACACTGCCGAGACTTTGCACGCCATTGCAGGGAAATTTGGTTACGAGCGAATCGGATTTAATCGGTGCAATTCGTTCTTCGTGCGGCGTGAGTTGTTCACGGCGTTATTCCGTTGACACGCCAGACGTAATTTGCTAACGTACGGATTCAAGGCGGGAAATCCCGCACAAATTCAAACCGATTGAACTCCGCCAGACTCTTCAGCCGTGCGGCCAACAATTTGGAACTACCAAGTTTCATTTGCAGGCCATCACGGCTGTTTTCGTTTTGCTGGCCTGCTCACAATCAGCAGGAACCACAAAATGAAGTCATCAAGCCAGATCCGCGAAATGAAAGCGGAACTTACCGAAGAACTTGACGCAATTGTCGCAGTTACGGAACGCGAAGAACGCGATTTGAGCGACGAAGAAGCCACGCGATGCTCGGAGATCACCGACAAGCTGATCCCGACACTTAACAAGCAGTTGAAATCAGCGTTCGCAATCGAAAAAGAACGCAACAGCCGCATGGAAACACGGATGATTGACAAGATTGAAGAAACTCGCGTTGAGTCTGGGCGCGTCGATGCCGGTGCCGATAAAAACATGACGCGGTTTACGTCAATCAAAATTCCTGCCAAAGCAAAGAATTACGGAAAGCTGACAGCGTTTGTCGGGGAGCACGCAGAGCGTGACGCTTACGTGTCGGGCCAGTTCATTTTGGCCAACATCTTCGGCAATCAAAACGCCGCACGTTGGTGCAACTCAAATGGGATGCAAGTCAGCAACCTGATGAGCAGCAGCGACAACAGCAAGGGCGGGTTTTTTGTGCCTGACGAAATGAGTCAGGCGATTGTCAGGCTTCGCGAAGAACGCGGCATTTTTCCGCAGTTTGCGAATCGTGTACCGATGGGATCTGACATTATTCGTATTCCGCGAATCCTGACAGACGTCACGGCGTACTGGGTCGGGGAAAACACGGAAATCACTGCTTCCGATCCAGTTACTGGCGAAGCTGAATTGATGGCTCGCAAGCTGGGAGCATTGACAAAAGTTTCCTCAGAACTTGACGAGGATGCTGTGATTGAAATCGGCAACATGATCACAACCAGCATGGCATATGCGGAGGCTGACAAGATCGACGATGCAGCATTCAACGGTGACTCAACATCGACGTACGGCGGTGTTTTGGGCCTAAAGAATGCGTTGGATTCCAACGCGATCAGCACAGCGTTGTCTGGCAACGTGGGAGCGTCGACGCTGGATTTAGTGGACTTTGAAAACGCCATGGCGATCCTGCCTCAGTATCCCGGCGCGTCGCCTCGATGGTACATGAACTCAGCGGTGTTTTACTCGTCTGCGTTTGCCCTGATGAACGCAGCCGGTGGCAACACGAACGTAACGCTGTCGAATGGCGTGCCGCAGATGATGTTCCTTGGCTACCCGGTGAGCTTCGTCCAGGTGATGACTTCAACAACTGGCTCCGCAGTGAGCACTATCCTAGCGTACTTCGGGGATCTGCGACTTGCGGCATCTTACGGGGTTCGTCGGTCTGTTCGAACGGAAGTGTCGGTCGATCGGTATTTTGAACTCGACCAGATCGGCATCAAGACGACGCAGCGAGTGGCGATCAACATCCATGAACGCGGCGACACTATTCGCACTCGTCCGATTATCGGCCTAAAAACCGCAGCTTCCTGATCCATGAACTCACCCTCGTGGGTTTAACGGGGGACGCTTCGGTGTCCCTCGTTTCTCAAATTCAAACTCTCTGGAGAATCAATAATGAAAATTGCTCAACTCGGAACCAAAAGCGTGCTCTTCACGCCAACCGCGGCGGCTACCACGGCACGAACGGCGAACCTTGATTGCTCAGACGCAAATTATGCCACGATCGACGTGATGCTTGGCGTCGAGGTCAACACGAACGCGACAAACGTGATTCTGTCACTTAGCGAAAGCGACGACACTGTCGTCTCAAATTTCGCAACGTTCAACGCATCTTCGAACCGCACGGTTGATAATACCACTGCGACGATCGCGACAACGCACATCGACCTAGAAGGCCGAAAGCGGTATTTGCGAATGTCGGCTACTCCAGACACAACTACGAACGGCGCAGTCACGATCGCAATGGTTGCGACGTTGTACAAGCGAGTTATTTCGGCATCAACTACGATGCTCGGTCCAGACGTGGCGATTGTTTAATTTTGTTTCCTTGGGTGAGGGTGAGACATGCTGTCAGGTAAAGATGTTAAGGTGTCTGCCGTAATGACTTGCGGCAGGTACGAGGCTGTGTTCGCACGCAATATGATCGAGAAGGCTTTACGCTCGCTCGGTATCGGACTGGTGACGAGCCAAGGCGTGTTTTATGGCCAGTGTATGCAGCGGATGTTCATGGACTGCCAGAGGATCGGAGCCGACGTTATCTTGACGATTGACGGCGACTCGATATTTAAGGCAGAGCACGTCAAGCGGCTTTTGAATATCATTGTTCAGGAAGAGAAGATCGACGCCTTAGCATCGTTGCAATTACGGCGGGGCAAGGCGGATATTCTTGGGCATCATAAAGACAAATCGCAGATTGAATGGAGTGGCTATCCGGTCGAGGTAACGTCGGCACATTTTGGGCTGACGGCAATTAAAGTTGCAAAGCTGGAGACTGTCCAAAAGCCTTGGTTTTTTTCTCAGCCTGACAACAACGGCGAATGGGAAACGAATCGAGTCGATGACGATATCTGGTTTTGGAAACAGTGGCAGGAGGCTGGGAACTCGCTGTATCTTGACCCAGGTTGTCGGATCGGACATCTTGAAGAAATGGTGGCGAGTTTTGATGAGGATTTGAAGCCAATTCATGTGTATCCTTGCGACTGGCAGGAGGATGCAAAATGCGACTAAAGTTTCTTCGAACGTGGCGGCGGTTCAAACCGGGACAGGAAG